ATCTTCCTCTGGAGGAGTGTCAAAGAACCCAAGGGCCGCGGCCCCCGCTGTTCCTGCCGCGGCTAACGGTCCGTAGCTTGCAATTAAGCCGGGTCCCATGCTTGAAGCAGTTACCTTACTCATTGCTGTTTTCGCAATATTCTCTGCAACTGCCGGAGTAGAACCGTTCGATATTGCTGTTTGATACGCCTTATTGTAGGTACTTGCTTGTTGCGCGGCCACCTGCTCTGCCGTTGGTCCAGAAGGAAGGAACGCTTCGCTAATATTACCTTCGGAAAGGTTTTGTAAAAACCCTTTGGGTTCATAGGCGCTCTGAGTAACAACGTCTCCCGCAGGGGGTGTCAAAGTGTTTTGCGTAACAACGTCTGTCGTAGGGGTTGTCAACGGATTAGTAGGGGTTGTCAAAGTGTTTGCTGAACCAGACATTGCGGAATCATATAATTGAGCGTCGCTCACCGAACTCGTAGGAGTAGTCAACGCATCCGTAGATGGAGAAACCGGATATTGAGAGGCAGTCTGAACGTTCATTGCCGCTTCTCTCGCCGCTTCGGTAGTCAAGGGGCCAGTAGAGGGTGGTTCAATATAGGCCGTACCTCCTTCACTAGCAGGACCAGCCTTCATGTTAGACATAGAGAAGCCCGAGAAGTCTCCGGTTGCGGCTCTACCGAGGCTATCAAAACCTGCTTTAAGGTTTGCCGTATTTCCAGCATTTTTAACGCCTTCCATAAAGCCGCCACCGCCTAGTTTTGAGGTAACTCCTGCGCCAAGAGCCCCGATACCGCCGCTAATTAACGCGGACTTAAAGGCGTCTTTTATATTGCCGCCCTGTATTAAAGTGCTAATACCCGAGCCAAGAGCCGCACCATAAATTGGTCCGAACAGCGCTGTTCCTACAATTGGAAGAACAATCGGAGCAACTTTTTTGAGGACTTTGCCGACAGACTTGAACGCTTTTGAAACGCCTTTTCCGATATTAGAGACCGCCTTTCTTACCTGCTTTAAAGGGTTCCAAAATTCAGGCATTCCAGTCATCGGGTTTAATGAGTTTGCGTCAGACCCAACAACAAAGCGTTCTGGCTCTTCAATGCCCATTTCACGAAGATGGCTAAAGATAGATTCTTTAAGCTCTGGACTTTGATCAATTAACATTTTGGGAACAACCAGCTCGCCAGTTTCGGCGTGTACGATATGATCGTCGCCATAACGACCGTAAGAGGCCATTTTTCTAGCAATTGGTTTAAATTCAGCAATGCCTTGTGTGCCGAAAGTTTGCTCTGTTTCGGCTTCTTCTAAAGCATCAAGCTCTTCATCTGAAAAGATAAAATCTGCGATGCCCCCGGCAGGCATTAGCTCCTCTTGAAGTGCTGTTGCGGCCATTTTTTGCTCCATCGCCAGTTATACCGGCATCTTACCTTGGTTAAGTATACTTTGTTTAGTCTATTTCGTAAAAAAATGCTTTAAATTCAATTATCCAACCCGCCATATCTGGGCTTCTGCGTGAATCGTATCGAAAGCGTCTCCGGGATCTGCGTCAAGACCGAGGCCGTTAGTAGCTCTAGTTGTTTGAACAGTCATAACCATTTGAAGAGTGCTTTCTTCTTCTAGCGAAAAGAATCCACAGAAGTTTGAAGCGCACTGGTTTGGATATGTTGGGTTTGAATAACTAATCCCGCCTAATATTTCTGGGGTAGAAGTGGTTGCGTTATAGAGACTCTGCCTGAATCGTCCGCAATCATACCCACTGCCGTAGCCAATTGCGTAGTAGTCACCGGCAGGTAACGTAATATCTGTACCGGATACAGTGCAGTCGTCAATTGTATTGACAATTTCTGTCAGAGGTCGGGTGTTTAAAACGCCCAACGTAGCCGTGCCACCATTGACGTTAAACGCTGTTCTGTGTTGTACAGATAAACGGCTGTTGCCTAGAGGTGCCCAGATCTTATACCCCGCTATGGCTAAGTGGCCGCCATCATTCCAAACTTCATCTGTAGCCAGACCTGTCTTACTTGTTGGCAGTTGTGTTAACGCCATTGTAGTGTGTCTAGCATCTCCCGGATTTTGCATTTGCTCCAAATAAATAGAGAACTGACGAACCAGTTCGTCCATGTATTGTTTGTTGTACTCCTCCGGAGCAATCGGGAAGAACGGTAGTGTTAAACGACGGCTAGTCATTAGCGGCGCCCGTCCGGACGGACATCAATTCTTGGAGACCCTAGTCGCCATTGACATCCTAGTTGATTAGAAGACAGCCTCATTGCAAAAGATCGTCCGCGTAATCGAACAAACGTCTGTTCTGTAAATTGCTCTACAGGTACTGTTGCTGTTCTTGTAACGGTGCTATCTGTGGACTTAGTGTAATCGCCTCCGGGAAAATTTCGGACTTTTAGAGTAAAGTCTACCGCAGGTGATTCTGCGGAACTTCCGCTAAACTTAACATCCGGAATAAGGCGGCTGATAAACGAAAACTGATCTCCCTCGCCTAAATCTATTTGCGAAGACTCGATAAACGCTCCTAACGCTGATCCATCATCATTTAACCCTGACTCATGTGAGTACAAATAGTTTCCTGTGTTATCTGTTGATTGCGCGGCAACCGGGTATTGCGGTACGCCAAGATCAATCCAAGCAGTACGGTTAATTGATCCGTAATACCAGATGTTTTGAACATAATTAAAAACCACATAGCTGTCATTTTCTTCGGATTCAGCAGATGGGTAGAACCACCAGATTTCATTAAACGACGAGTTCACGCCGGCGCAAATCTTGTCCCGCTGTAAATAGTTAAGATTATCAAACACATAGGACTTAACAGAACAGGGGATAACCTGTACAGAACCTTGGAAAGTGTAGAAACTTTCATTGCCCATCCAAAACACTTGATCGCCTACTGCTACCGCAGATAATGGCGATATGATGGTCGTGTTGTTGGACACCTGAGTCTGGCCAAATACAAAGGGTTGACCCAAAAACTGCATCGTATGAAGAGATACATCAGTCCAAACCAAAATCTGCTGACGTGTTTCAATTGCAGTCACAATTTGAGAACCAGAACTGATCCGTAGATCCCCTGCAAAGTTATCCACAGTCGGATACCAAACGCCGGGATCTTCTACATCAGAAAAACGAATAAGAAGTGGATCTTGTGTCCCAAGGTTATCTCCTGAATCCGCCCCAAACGCAATGGTGATTCGGTTCTGGTTATGGACAATGACCTTGCGGCAAACTGTCGGAGTGTAACCATCCGATTGCTGGTTTCCAACACTCACAGCTCCTGTGGTTGCGGCGTCAACCGAAATATCGGTGATAGTCGAAAATTTGTATATTCCAACTACATACCCCGCATTTGGGCCTGCCAGAGTTTCTGTTTGCGCGTTACCGTTAACATCCGTCCCTGTAATAGTAAAAGTGACGCTTGTTTCATCCGATACCGAATTGATAACTACATACTGAGAAGGACTTAAAGTTACCGTACCCGAGGTCAGGGTTAATGACCCAGCCCCTCCGGGGGTCTGGCTTGCCGCAACACTTTCATCAACGCGACCTAGCTCTGTTAAGTCGATTGCGCGGCCAAACGGGTTAGTCGAGGCTTTTGCGCTAGTGTCCCAATAATAAATAGACGAATCATTAGGTACTAAAAGCAGATCTTCGCCAAAATTATCGTGTGTCCAGTAACGTAGTTTTGCGTTAACGGCTGTTAACGGCGTAGACGATCCCCACGCTCCGCGTGACCACGTTCCTGCTCCCCAGCCGTTACCGCCTACCGTGGTGTCCAATCCGGTGTTGATTTGATATTCGCCAACAATAGATGTCCCGCCGGTTCCTGTGTCAGAGGCTGTTGCCGCAACGCCGACATCAATTGTGTATGAGTTTCCGTCTGGAGCGACTGTAATAATTTGATGCTCTACATTCAGGACATCCGCTGTAATGTCTCCGCCAAGAGACACCGCACCAGAAAAAGTCACGAAATCGCCATTCACGGCGCCACAGCTTGTATGCAGTATGGTAAGGATGCTAGATCCAGTAACAGTTGATCCGTTGTCAACGGTGACATCCCCAGCGTCTGTCGTCAGTCGAATTGGAGTAATGTCGTTATAGGCTCCGCCTTCCAAAGCATAATATTTAAGATGTGTGCCTACACCAATATATGCGGAACCATCTAAGGAGTTCCATGCGTGTAAGGCACGACAAGACCCTTGATAGGTGTTTTGAGAAAGCTTATCCCATCCGCCAATTTTTTCCGGGAATCCAAACCGAAACCGGACTCGATTACAATCGACCCAACCGCCTTCATTAGAATATGAGGTGATTTCTCTGTTAACTCCCGGCTTGAACTGTAACTTAGTTAACATAATGGCGCTCCGTTAAGTCAGCGGGATTCTAAAAAGAGTTGGGTCAGCCGCTCCAAGAGTAGTGTCTGCATTTCTTGAACGATAGAAAAAGATTTCGGTATTATCCACACTAACACCAATTGCTTCCGTTGGCCTTTCATTCCAAGGGTCATAAAGTATAAATTGACCCATGTTAATAATCGGAAAATCTGTAGTAATGTCAACTGAGGGAAGGGTAAACGCCGTTTCTAGTTCGTGGATATGCACATTCGCGGCAATTTGATCATAAATATATAAACGTGTTCCATCTTTGCTAAAGTCAAAGTGCGCTGAAATATTGACTTTTTCATACTGAGTTTTTGTTGTGTAAGAACCGGCACTTGTAATGTCCCAAGCCGTGGATAATGGGTATTCGTAAAAATTACTGCGACCAGTAGCGTCAGAATCTTCCGCACACGTCATAACAAAAAGCTTGTATCCCGTTCGGTCAAATTTAGCACAGGAAGGCACTTCGTCTGTTGTAAGATCAGACGAAAGATCTAAAGTCGCATACGTTTGTGTTGTAGCCGTTCCCGGTAAAAAGCCAGTTCCGTCCAAAGTTACTGTATAAACTTCTTGATCTGTACCGTCGGTATCTTTTGCCGCAATCAAGTAAATAAGCCCCGTCGGATCTACTTGAACAGAAGTTGGGTTATTCGTCCAAGGTGTAGCACTTGTAAAGTCAAAGGAACTGATGTTTGTGCCGTCCATTGGAGGATCATAAGCATCATCACATGCAACGGTCATAATGGTGTCTGTACCAGACTCCCTAACCATAATTGCGTATTTACCATTATCTGAGAAATTAAATGTCGTGAAATTGATTGCACCAGCAACGGCGTTTTCTGTTTCGTAAGCAGTATTAGTCAAAGTGCTAATAAACCCGTAATCGTCATCAGACGTTCCTGACTTATTGTCATATTCATAAACATTCCCGCCTGCGATAAAAACAAACGCTTTGCCTTCTGAAAAATAATCCGCTCCTAAAATGGCCGGAGTGCTTATTTTATCTAAATCGGAATTTGTGCGTAATAGAAAAGGAAAAGCAGGGCTATTAAATAAGGTTGTCGGAAGTAAGTTTTTAGCACTGACGGTTCCTCGATGGACCCATACTAAAGCCCCCGAAGTGTTATAGTAAAATCCCGCGGACTCACTCGTAGAAAAAGAGTCCACTACAAATCCACCAGAGTTGATATAAGTCGGTAAGTAACTGGTGAATACATACGAACCCGAGGAGCTTAACGTGGAAATGTCATAGTCCGTTCCGAAGGTAAATTTATGCACATGCGTCGTTGTACTATTAAACCGTCCAAGCCAGATCGTTTCTCCTCCGTTATTGTTGTCACGATCTTTAGCTAAATTTAAGAACAAAGCATCGTTAAGGCCGATTTCCACGGCATCTACATAAGTAAGCGAGCTTATATCTTCGGCAGATCCCAAATCGTACTGCCATATTTTGCAAGTAACACTAAAAAAGTTTGTAGTTAATACATATAAATGCGTGTCCCACACCGCAATATCTTCAATATCATCAGTACCTATCTGAGCCGAAATATCTTGTGTGGTGTCTAAAGTTGCCCCCGTTAAAGATAAAGCACTTGACGTGTCATATTGTCTAATTACGGTGTTGCCATCGCTGGTCCAAAACCGAGACCCCGCCGATGGGGAAAAACAAAATCCCCTTCCGCTAGCTACCGAAACCTTTTGAACATAATCTGCGTTATTAGTCGCTAAAAACGGTTTATTCGCAGTTGTTGATGTGGCTTGTATTAAGCGGTTGCTTGTTAAACTCATGTTTAATCTCCGCCGTTAAGCCATGCCTTTACCGGCAAAAAAGCCGTACCATGTAGTCCCGCCGTCATGCGTCATAAACACCAGCATGTCTACCGCAGAAGCCGCCGTAGACAAAATTGGAGCAAGACCTGCGGGCCAATCAACGGCCGCGGGGAAGGTTACTGCGTATCCGCTTGCAGAGGCGTCTTGAACAATTTTTAACGTGAAACTATACGCAGTTCCTGTAGACGGTGGATTTGAAAAAACCAGCGTTGTAGCTTCAGTTAGTGTTGTCGTAAACACGTTTGCCGCTTCTAAGTCTAAAGTAGTCGTGTTTGATGTGGAGTTCGCTGTTAAAAAAGTCTCGTTGTAACTCTTGGCTTTCAGCTCTTGTGATAAATTCACATCGCCGTTAGCGTCTGCTGTTACAACCTTGCTTGCCTCAGACGTTCCTAATGTTGTGACAGGCACCGTGTTGAAGTCATCAACGTCACCCGTGTATCCGTCCAGCGTGTTAATTTCAGCCGCTGTTGAGGTTAACCCAAGGTTAATCAGTGCGGTTGCCGCATCGGAAGCTCCAGTTCCGCCATCAGCTACCGCAAGATCAGTGATCCCTGCAATTGCTCCGCCTGTGATATTTACACTACTGGCGTCTTGCGTTGACATCGTACCAAGAGATGTTAACGCCGACGTAATATCGGTGACCGCGGCCCCGGACCCGGCTCCGTCGCAATAAACAAAAGCGTTCTTGTTGTTTAAAACGGTGACATCTCCACCACTGCCCTGTGTCAGGGTTACGCTATAGCCAGACGTATTGATAGCCGCATACAACCGCTGTTCTGAGTTTGGAGAAATTGTTACGGTACAGGCTTCGTCAGCACTCGTGAAAACAAGCACTTTGCCTTGACCTTCAGATAAGGCGGCGGTTGCTCCACCGGTGTCAGTTTCAAGCGTGTAAGTAGCGCCCGATCCGGTCAAATCTACCGTAATAACGCCTGAAGCCATTCTGGCCAAAATCTGTAGGTTAATGTTTGTGACATCACCCCAAGAACCGGATTTTTCCCCGGTTGCAATTAGTTCTACGCCACCTTGTCCATACGAGCTTGCCATAATTAACTCACGCTACATCTTCCCAAGTTTTATTTACGCTCGGTTCAATCTCTGTCCAAGTTTGATCCGGGCCCGTAATTCCAGTGTATGTAGAAGATACACTTGGAGTAATCTCTGTCCACGCCGTCGATTCCGACGGATCAATTGCTGAGTAAGGCTGTGCAGTGCTTGGAACAATACGACCCCAAGCTCTTAAATATCCTACAAAAACATCAGCTTGTACCCCTGTAGGATATACGTTTGCGGAGCCCTCAACAATGATAATGTCAACACCATTGCCAATTAGGGCTTGAGCAAACACGCCTGTCGGATAGACGTTAGCATCGCCAATTACGCTAACTTCGCCGATTTCTACGCTAGAAGAAACGCCTGTGGGAGATACATTGGCATCCGCCGAAACGGTGACTTGATCTATAACTCCAGTGGCATTGACGCCGGTGACCGATACGTCGATCCCGGTTCCTTCAACAATGGTTACGGTGCCGACCGCACCCGTTGCTGAAACGCCAGTTAGGGAAACATTAGCGTCAGCCGCAACGGTGACTGTTCCAACAGCTCCAGTAGCCTCTACCCCTGTAAGAAGGGCAACACTACTAGCTGTTTGAACGGACGAAATGGGGGTTTCGGATAGTGCTACAAAACCTAGCATTTACATAACCCCCAATAAGAACAAGTAGTTACATTCTACTCCGGTTTGGTCGGCCAAACCACTTCATCCAAAGAGGTGTATGTGGCCGTAATGTCTCGCAAAGCTTGACGATAATCTATTTGAGCCTGAGTCATCGTGCGGTCGGACACGGCCCACCAGTCTGTTTCCAAAAGCATTTCATCACGAACCCCGCGTAATTTGGTCAGGTTGTGATCGTCTTCTGCCGCGCTAATAAGCGCTTCCAAATCTGCTTTAGACGGTAGTCCTTCTACGGTATCCGTAGGGCCGTTTTCATCCTCAAAATACCAAAACATCTGGGTGTCATTAGACCCAAAGTTTACCGTCTTAGAGTTATCTTGCCCCCACTTCTGAAGAGCTAGCGAATACTGTTTAGCTGTATAATCTGAAAAGGTTTCTGTAATCATTAGGATGTACCCGCTAACCAAGGCATCTTAAAAACAAAAATTTGTTGGATACTAGCGGATCCAACCGTGTTTGCTGTCCCTGCGGCTCCCTCGTTTCTAAAATAAAGGCCCACTTGGTCTCCAGAACTAAGCTCATAATAGGTCAATGGGTGAAGAGAGGACTCATCATGACCAGAAACACGGATGTAACCGGTGGCGGCATATTGTGAAAGGTTAGTTACTGTAGGGGTGGTTCTGTACCACAATACTTGTGGTGCAATACGAGCTACCGCCGAATCCATTCGGATATGTGCGTACAAACAATACCAGCCGTCTTCTGGAATGGTTATGTAGGTCGTACTTGCTGTGAAAGGCCCTCTGTTAATACCAATATTTGCTGTATCAAGGACAGCTTTTACCCCAGCGGAACCTGTTACGTTTACATTATTTACACACGCACAAGAAAAAGCAGGCATGTCCGCTTCAAGTTCACCGTAAACTTGAGCGAGGGTTCCTGTAATTGTGTTATCTGCCTCCCACAACTTGAAAATTGGAGTGCCTGTGGCTACTTCCCCCGCCGTCCCAGTTGCGCCTGTGTAGGCATAAATAATTGTAGCAGGAGCAGTTGAATTACTGGTTGACTGCCAAAACATAGCCCCCGAGCCATCGTTAATTAGTCGATAGTCCGAGCCATCAAACATAATATTGCTCGTAATGAGATTTTGAGGAGTCCCTGAGCTAGTATTGCTCCATATTGCACCTGCCGCACCAATTTCAAAAACAGAATAAGTGGTAGGCCAAGAAAGCGGTCCGGCACTGCCTAGAGATAGTCTTCCAGATGAATCGAGACGCATCGCATCAGACCCGTTGTTTTGGAATACCATATCTCCAGCTATTTGATTATGGATGTAGTTCGTGCCGTCAAAATCGATACGGGTATCATCGCCAGTACCGAGGCGGATCTCGTCACTGTCACCCATATCGAGACCGTTGGCGAATACCGTTCCGACTACAGTAAAGCTCGACCCTGATGTATATGCTGAGAGTATCCCGTTATCGTATAGGCGAGTAGATACACCATCGGCTTCTATCAGCGAGGCGGATAAATTATTAGTTACCTGAAAATCCCCACCGCTATCAACGTCTATCGAAACCCCCGCGCCGTTATTGCCTATATGCAAAAAGCCGTCGGCTCCGGAGTATACATAACCGTTAGAACTAAACCCCCCAAAGATCATGACCCTATTTGAGGGAAATAGAGTTGGGGTTATTGTTCCAGTTGTTGCAACGAACTCGCTTGCATAATTAACGACGGCAAGGCTGTTTAGGGTTAAAACATTAAGCGCGTTATCTTGAATTGAAACGCTTGAACTTCCGTCAATGTTGATGACAGTAGCGTCAAGATCTATTGTAGTGGCATTGATGTCTACCGACCCTAAAGTTGGAGGAGTTAGATTATCAGAAGTTGTAATCTGTAAAAACTTGTCGGCCGGGGCTGTTAAAAAAACAACCTTAGCGCCTGCCGCAAAGTTAACAAGCGTATCGCTGTTTGAACTGGATAAAACAACGTCTCGTTGCAACGTATTTGTTGCAGTTGGAAAAGATCCTTCTCCAACCTCAAAGTCACCTGCGGTTTCGTCGTAAATAGCGTAGTAAACAGTATCGCCAACAGAAACTAAATCCCCAAACGCCTTAAAACCGGAGGCCGCACCATCTAAGGTGAAATCACCTGTTCCCGTGGTTGTTGAGGTCTCTTTGACCCGATCTCCGGTAATAAAAGCCATTACGCGATCCGAATAATTGCGTTAGACGCATCCGCTGTTGGAAAAATAATTTGGAAATCTCCACTCGTGGACGTTTTATCTTCCCCAAAGTCAAGAACACAAACTGTTGGATCACCGGCCGCGCTGTCGTTATAAATCAACGCGCCTCTCGCAGTAATTGTTGCAGACGTAAAAGTAATGTCCGCAAAATCGGTAAACGCCGTAGTTCCTGACGTTGTGGGGTCTACGCGAGTCAATTCTCCACCGCCCGCTACATACGATCCAGAATCGCTAACTTCATTCGTGGCTGTATAAGCGGTGGTGCTAGCATCAAAAGACGCTGAGCTGTCGTAAAGAGCAATCTTAAAGGTGTTGCCCCCACTCAACTTAAAGTTGTGTACTGCTTCCATAAGCTCTTGCTTAAACGAAGTACACATGTAGTTTCCAGTAAAGGCCATTTTAGATTCTCCTAATTAGCTCTGCTAACTCTGATTGCCCTGATTCACTAAGCCGATTGTATAACGTAGTCCTATCGGATTGCACGGCCTTGTCCAGATACGTCTTTATCAGAAAAAGTGCTTGTTTTTCAAAAGCTTTTGCTTGTTCTCGCAAAGCTGGATCGGCATCTTCCGATATAGAAATCAAACGACTTACACACTGTTGCGCTAGCTCGTCTGTCGTAAACCCTCGATTTGCCGTGGTGTTGACTTGAACGATTGGTCCTTTTGGTAAGTCCATGCTTAGGGGTGACGTTAAACTCATGTTGGTTCCCTACGAAGTAAACCTGCCCGATAGGCGTCTGTATTTTCCCGAGCTTCTCCAAAGTTTTTGAGCCGAGACATTGCTTCAACAAACTGTTGTTGATACATCTGAATTACATCTTGCTCGCCTTTCATAAAAATGTAGGCGGCCATCAAAGATCCGTACAACATCGCTTGAGGTGCATTTTCTGAAAGCCACGTTGTTCCTGAGTCTCCCGCTATCGTCAAGCTGTTTGGACGATAGTAATAATGTAGCTCTACTTCATAGGTGTCATCTGGCGTCGGAGCGACCATAAAGTTATCAATGTCAAAAAAGGCGTAATAACGAGGCGTGCCAGTAGCGGTATCGTCTGGAGCAAACTCTTGCAAGAAATTAACGTCTTTGTAGTCAAGAAAGATTTTGTTGCCATCTTTAGTGAAACTTAGTGAAAAAGGCGCCATAAAATCTGTAGGCACATTAAGGTACTGATTTCCTGACTCAAAGGTTGTTGTTTGGTTTTTTCGGAAAAATTCTAAGCTGACGGACTTAAAAATCTGCTCTTCCGCCGACTGAATAAAATTGTTCAAGTTGTTTACAAACGTTGTTTCGGTGTTTTCCGTGTAATCTTGAATAGCTTGTTTTAACTGAGATAACGTAAAACTCATGATATTGTCACCGTAACTTTTCCAACTATACCAGAACCTTGCACGGGTAACCCCCTGTCAGGGAACCCGCCAGATCCAACATACACCGACAAAGGCTCTTTTCTGTCCGGCCTAGCATCTTTTAAAGCTTGAGCGTCCGATACTTTCCTGAACGGGCCCAATTGAGGGTGTTTTGCCTCAAATTCATCTTTGCCGACTAAAGCTCCCGTCCATTCTCGCCGCATATCTTTGTATTTATAGCGAACTCCCGAACGGTCAGAAATTGCATACGAGAATTTTCCTTGAGCAAACTTAGACATTACGTCGTCCTAAAATATTCATACTGTGGAACAACGTTAAATGAAGCTCGATCTCGATCCTCTGTCATTGCGCGCTCAAACTCTTCTTCGTAAATAGCTTTTAAAAGCTGAAGACGTTGAGGCGCGCGTTTTATCGCAATGTAATAAGCCAATCCCGCCGCCAAACACGGATAAAATCGGAACGGAACCTCCATTGTGTTGACTTGCGTATCTGCGTCTTGAATACGCGTCAATACATCATAAACAATGACGTCTGTACTGTTTTCGGGGGTCGGCCAAATTTTAAGGTTTGGCGTAATTTGACGATCCAAGAAAAACTGTGTCGGTCGTCCTTGAGTGGTCTTGTTGGGAATATTTAAAAACTCGTCTCGACTAACGCGATCTAAAGCGTAGTCTGTGTTATTTCGACGAACAACAGTAGACAGAATGTCTATAACATCCGTCCCTAAAGAAACGTCTGAATCCCCTTGTGTTACAGTGAATTGACGTTGTTCAATGGTCCACTGATTTAAGCCGCGGTTAGCCCAGTCCGCTAGCATAAGGTTTAATGAACGACGTGCGGTCTTTAAGTCATACCCAGTACGAACTTCTAAACCGCAACGCTCAAACGCTTCCTCAATGTAGTCTGCTACATTAAGTTCAAAATCAGTAGACCCTGAAGTAGCCATTCTTTAGCACCCACACTTACGCTTGCCGCATTTCGCGCAACCGCCTTTAGACATCTTTTTAACGGCGCCACCGTATTCCATCTTTTTAGGCTTAACAAAACCGCCATTACCTAAACGAACCGCGCATCCTGAACCTTTCATGCTTTGCTCCTACGAGTTACTTTGGCTTTCTTTGTGTTAGCCACAACTTGTTTACCTTGTGCGCCAGCTTTCTTTTTCTTTCTAGCTGTCGCCGCTCGCTCTGACTTTGTCAGGCTTTGTGCTTTTTTCTTTGGCAAGCAACGGTCGGGGTTCTTTTTGTTTTTTGAA